CCGAGATTGCCAGGATGGATGCTGAGCAACTGAATAATTTAGCACTAGCAACTAATCACATAATAACTCATCTAAAAGACAGAGATGTTATAGATGCCAAAGACTTGAAGATGCTGGTGGAGTCCTTATCAATAGCAATTAAGAATGAGCGACTAATTCGTGGTGAAGTCACAGATAGAACATCAACTCAGATGAGTGGTAAACTGAGTATAGGCTGGGAGAATATCATATATGCGACGGCAAACAAAGACGTCTGATGTTAATAAGATAGCACAGGACTATCTATATAAGTATAATGAATACCCTGACCGATGGGCAGATGACATACTAGATGTAAACTTGTGGTCTATTCAGAGGCAGATACTCAAGTCAACGTTCCATAATCCCATCACAGCAGTAAGAGCCTGCAACTCTGTAGGTAAAACCTTTGTTGCAGCAGTAGCAGTGCTAGCGTTCTGCTATATAAGAACTCCCTGCAAGATACTGACAACTGCTCCAACCTTCTATCAAGTGAAAGATCTGTTGTGGTCTGAGATAAACACATTATATAAAAGAAAATTAATGAAAACAGAGGATGGCTCAGGCTTGGGATTCCCTGGTAAGATGTTGACAACTAAACTTGGTATAGATGATGGTTGGTTTGCTGAAGGACTATCTCCTAAACAAGCAGTAAACTTCCAAGGCTATCATCAGAAGCACGTGCTTGGGGTATTCGACGAGTCTCCTGGAGTCAGAAGCGAATTAGTTGACGGTGCTATGAGTTTACTTTCCTCTGGTGATGCTCACATGCTACATATTGGTAATCCTTGGGAATCTACTGGTCACTTCTGGGATCTGTTCAACGAAAAGAAAGGTAAGAAAGAAGCCTTTCCAGTTGCAAGGTTTCATATCAGTTGCTATGACTCTCCCAACTTTACTGGTGAGAATGTTCCTGATGAAATTAAGCGCAGTTTAATCCAGCCCAACTGGGTAGATGGCATGGTGGAGAAATATGGCAAAGACTCTCCCATATGTGCATCCAAGTGCTTTGGTGACTTTCCTGAAGAAAGTGAGTATCAGTTAATACCATATCATCTCTGCCAAGAGGCTGTTCTTAGACAACTGGATGATGACTCCCAGAACTCTTTACTCCCCAAGGTTCTTAGTATAGATGTTGCTAGATTTGGTGATGATATGACTGTCTATACTCTTAGACAGGGTCGCCGTGTCCTTCATCAAGAGTCTGAGTCAAACAGAGATAACATGGAGATAGCTGGCAAGGCTGTAAGCATCTGCAAGAAAGATAGCACTATCACTATCATTGCAGTAGATGTCATTGGTGTTGGTGCTGGTGTTGTAGATAGGCTAGAAGAACTGCGTAGAGACGGTGTTATAACTGCTCGTATTATTGCGGTAAACTCCAGCGAGCGTGCTTACGACTCTGATACATACTTCAACAGAAGGGCTGAGATGTGGTTTGGTGCCAAGGAGTGGCTTGCTACTGGACAGATACCAGATGATGATGACTTAATCGGAGATCTGACCTCACCACACTACAAATACCATTCTGACGGAAGATATATTATTGAGTCGAAAGAAGACATTAAGAAAAGACTTGGAAAGTCTCCTGATAACGCAGACTCCATGATTATTGGCATTTCGACTGATTTAGACGAGAATCTCGGCAAGATGACTGTGAGTGTTTCGAAGTCGTATTCGACAACAGATCTGCTGAAGCAGATGGGGCTGTCTGAACAGTTTCAACTCTGAAAAAAATTTGTGTGTGCTGGAGAGAACAAACAGAGAAGAGACAATAGAGAATACCTGTTATAAACGATATGTCTATATTAAGTATGTAAATACATACACGGTGTCTACCTGCTATGGATTGTGTATCGATGTTAAATGTTAATGTATTATAAACGATGCGTTTGTGTAATTGGGTCTACCTGCTATATAAATGATATAAACTATGTAGATACATACCTGATGTCTACCTGAGACACCTAAACATCTGTTTCTTCTTCATGCGAGAGTAGAAGAATAAGAAATGAATCTCCCTGTGGTAAATACATCAGTAAATGCTGATTGGAGAGTTGTGTTTTAAGAAAAGGTTTACTTTTGTTTTATTACATGAATAGAAATGAATCTCCCACATGTAAATACAGGAGTAGATGCTAATTAGAAATTGAGGTATAGATATGACCTTCCCATTGGATATTACAAGTGCCTATGAATTTCTAAATTCGGGAAGAATTGTTTTCAGTATTGGTTGGTTACCACTCTACGTCGTGTGTATAAAATCATCCATGAGCACACATGGGAAATACAGAGAAGACAAGTAAGAGAGACGTTTTAGATTTATTATCTCTTACTACTACTGGCGTTGACTTCTCCCACACGAAATTTAGAAGAAGACAACGAGAAGTTGTCGTAATCAGAGATTACTTGTGGTAAAGACACGAAGATGAGAAATTGAAGAAATGCCAGGAAATAAGGCAGCGAGAAACTTCTGCTGTTCTCAGACAAACACACTTAATTGCATTAGTATTCGAGACATCTCGAATGCCAGCATTTTAGCTGATTTTAAGCAATTTTTTATTTGAGAGCAAGTAGAAGTTGATTATATCGTAGCAAATAAAAAATCATGAATTTTCGTAAACGAGTTATTGAACACTATTCAGGCGACCTCGCTCTGATGGCCATTGAACCTAGAAATCATCGTCTACGGCAATTCAATAGACAGAAGTGGAGAAAGACAGATGGGTACACAAGAAGCTATTGATAAGATAATAAATGAATATAATAGGTCGCATGGCAAAGACGGCAGATATATCTCTGCTGCTGGTGTAGGAAGAAGGGATGTAAATTATAAAGGATCTGGTATGTCTCTAGATAATATTCAAAGGATGTGGACTTTGGAACAATTAGACGCCAGAGCAAAAGTATTTAGAAGAGAAGTAAATAAATACAAGAAGAGTTTAGAAATTAGCAAAAACAATAGAAATAGAGATGATATTGAGAGATATACAAAATCTCTGAATACAAGTATAATAGATTCTCGGCAGGCAACACGAGCATTGAATATTAAGAAGTCTCTAATCGAAATTCGCATTTCTTAATTTGAGGACAATCTTCAAAACTGTCGAATTTCAGGATGATTTAGATTTTCATGAGAAATGCCTCTAAACTTTCGTATTATAAACCTGTTCTGCTGTTCTAGATTGCTCGAGGTGCAATTTACTTTGAACATTTGACTTTATACCCAAGTGAGTTAGCTAAAGGGAGTTTCTAAGATGGATAGACAAGAAGCTATTGATAAGATAATAAATGAATACAATAAAGCACATGACCCAATTTCTGGAAAGTATATTTCTAGTGGGAATACCAAACAAGAACTTACACCACTGGAGAGAACAGCAGCAGTTCTTGCAAGACCCAGTGTGATAAAGCGAGACATAAATCCAAACTTTATTTCTAAAGAGAGTGAGAGAACAATTCCCAAATTAAGACAATACAGAGAGTTGAATCCAGTTTCTAAGGAATCCCAAACTATTGCAAGCATGCCATTAAAATACGAAGGAATAAAGAGAGATTTGTTGAGAGGTGGGAGTTATGAGGGATATCCAAAAGATTTTCATACATATAGGGTAGGGAATACTGTAACGATACATATAGATTCTGATATAACTAATCATAAGGCAATTGCAAATAAGATACATGATAGTCTTAAGTATATACCGAAGCAAGATACAGACAAAATAAATGGATTATCTATTGTGACATCTAAGAAACCAGTGAGAGCAGATTCATTTGAGAATACATCTAAAACTGCAGGAAGAGTTATGGCAGGATGTGATTTGCAGAATAAGAATATATCATTATATCAAGATAGTGTCAATTCTAAGGTGTTGACTGGTATTATAATACATGAAGTGGGGCATATGGCATTACCTACGCCGTTTAAGCCATTTCGTAAGGAATTTGATAAAGATGGATTAGCTGTAACTAACTATGGGAATAAGTCAAGACCTGTCGAAGCCTTTGCGGAAGCCTATGCCAAATATCATATCACAGGAAAAGTTACTGCAGCAGGTGGAAGTTACGTAATGACAAATACTAATGAATGGTTTAACAAAACTTATGGGAAGCCTGCAGTTATAGGGGGTTCTGATTTATTATTGAATGAGAAAATTAGTAAATGGACAGACGGTAAATTGACCATTATAAGATATTTAGATAGCAAGGGCAATTTAACAAAAGAAGTATTTGCAGAGAAGAAATGAAATTCGCATTTCTTAATTTGAAGACAATCTTCAAAACTGTCGAATTTCAGGATGATTTAGATTTTCATGAGCATTTGTGTTAGAATAATCGTAGGCAATCTTTGATTGCGACTTCGTCTTTATAAACCTGTTCTGCTGTTCTAGATTGCTCGAGGTGCAATTTACTTTTGTTTTATGACTTTATACCCACGTGGTTTTGAAATAGGAGTCTCTTAACAATGCTGATAAAAGAAATGACTGATAAAATCTTAGACGAGTATAATACAATTCATAATCCTGATGGAACTTTCGGAGACTCAGGAAATTCTTTTGCATCTGAATCTGTAGCAATAGACAAAGCAATAGATATCGAAGTTGAAAAGATACTACCGAAGCCGAAACTATCGAAGGGTATGACTAAGGCACAGACGGAAAAACAAAGGGAAGTATGGAGAATACGTAAGCAGTTACAGCGTGCACTATCTTTACAAAATAAAAGATGCTCTGTCTGTGGCAATGCTCACACTCTAGAGAGGCATCACGTTGATGGCAATATCCGAAATAACTCTCTCAAGAACATTACAGTTCTCTGTGAAAAAGATCACATAGAAGTTCACAATGTTATGGGTGTTGGTAGATATGAGAAATTAAAGAAGTCCACAAGGCACAATGTTAAGGAAATTCATACGAGAGAAGAAGAGATTTTGTTAGAAGAGAAGGGACATGACTATGATACCTATTGAGCGAGAAGACATAAATCAAGAAATTGCATTATGTAGATTAGAGCATAAAGATATTAATGTAAAGTTTGTTATAAATGAGATGTTTAGAAATAAGAAATACCAGTATTCCTATAATGATAAGTTTGAGCATATACACATGGAAGATCCATCTTTTACCCCAGAGATTCTATTGTTTGATCCCAAATATGAAGATATAGTTGAATATAATAATGCATTATCTTTATTATCTAAAAGAAATAGCTATATTGTAGAATTGTGGAGCAACGGCTATGGGCAAGCAGAAATAGGTCACATTCTTGATATATCTAGGTCAATGGTGTGCAAGATTATTAAATCTTCTATAAAAAAGATAAGAAAGAAATGGGGAATTATTTAACATAAGGAGAAATAGAAAAATGAAAGCAATCCCAGTAATGACAAAGTCAATTGACGATGATCCAGAAAATGCCAACTGGCTACATCAGATGCGTAATAAAAAGAAGACTTCCAAGAAGAAACCTTTGAAGGTGGAAGAAGTTAAGAAACTCGCTTTGGAACTTATTAATAAAAAGTAGGTATAATTGTGATATCCATTGAAGAACTCTCAGATAAAATAGTAAATGAATACAATAAAGCACATGGCTCTGATGGAAGGTATATTTCTGGAGGTAATAGCTCTGGAGAATTTGATGTAACTAAACATTTAACCTCTGAAGAAATTAAGAAAGTAGAAGATGCTACTGTTCTTACTGGAACAAATCCAATGGTGCAATATTATGGTATGAAACCACAAGTGGCCAGAGACGAGGCAGCAAGAGAAATGAAGAGGACTGCAATAATAGAAGAAATGACAGGTGTAAAAATATCTAAGGAAAGTAATGGGATGGATTGGAGTTATGATTACTGCACAAATCCTGTCAGTAGACACACAATTATACAATCTATGATCAAGAATAAACTCAGCGGACTTAGTGAGGAGCACAGTTTAACAAGAGATCAAATAGAGGCATTAAATAAGTTTGGTAAGATAAACGTTACGCCAGAGATGATTAAGGCTGGAGCTATATATGCACACTTCAATCAAACTGTTATGAAGAATGAAATCGCCAAAGGGAATTATCCTTCTACTGCCTACAGGGGTATTCACAGCACGTATGCCAGAGATGTTAATGTCTTAGCAAATTCCACTCCAGATAAGACAATAAAAATTACAGTAAGTGCACTATCATCATTCACAGTAGATCCAGTTGTTGCGAGGAATTATGCAATAAATAAGAAATCGGGAATTTATAAGTCTAAAACAACTCCTGACTGGGCTGTGATAGAAACAAAGATAGATCCTAAGAAAGTTTGGGATAGCAATCTGACTTCCATGTGGTATATTGCTGAAAAGCAGGTATCTATGTTTGGCGGCTCAGATGATACAATGACAGTCAAGATTATAAAACAATCAAAACAAAAAGTGGGTGTATAAATTATGCCAATAACAGATATTATAAAAGAAGGAATGCAGAAACTTCTGTCAATTTCTAAAGAGGGTAGTTCTACTGCTGGCACTGGTTATCAGAAGCCTGTTATGCCTGAGCAGAAATACCAAGATACTGTAAATCGCTATACTTCACGACAAGCCAAGATGACTAAGGTTCAGCAGATGGCACTGATGGATGTGCGAATCTCCAGGATTCTTTACAAAATGTCAGCTGATGCAGTAGTTGGTGGATTGGGCATAACAGTGGAGTCTGCACCAACAGAGGTCATTAAGAAGAAAGCACAGACAACAATAGATGACTATATGAAGGTCTGTGAGGTTGACCAGAAGTCGAAGGGTTGGTCAAAGGCACTACTACGTGATGGTGACTTATTTTGGGAGAATGTGGTAGATGAACAGACTAATCAAGTTGTAAGACTGAAGAAACTTGCTGCAATAATAACACGCAGTAATATGAATGCCGAAGGCAACTATCCTGAAAATGAGCCTCCATATTATCAAGTGCACCCACAGACACAAAAGCACATAAAAGAATTTGAGGCATGGCAGATAATACATGTTGCTTGGGATCAGGAGGACGGTGAGCCATATGGTAGACCAATGTTTGAGCCAGCAATACTGACATTTGACAGACTGATAGCTTCTGAAAATAATGTTATTATCCGTCGTCAGATACGTGCTGGTAAACGTTTATTGCATACAATAGGCACAGCAGAGAAACCAACACAATGGGATAGGGTTGCGGAATACCGTGAGTATAATAAAGATACTCTTGAGCATCCAACAGATCCTGTGCAGGACTTCTGGTCTAATGGCAGTGTAACAATAACTGAGATTGGTGGAGACCGAGAAATTGGAGAGATGAATGATATTCGCTATTTCGAAGCGATGATAGCGATGCAGGCAGGAATGCCCAAGGCTATGCTCGGACGAGAGGAGAGCATCAATCGAGATGTCTTGGGAGAGCAAGAAGAGGACTATTACCGTGTTATATTGGATGTTAATAATTCCTTGGAAGTTGGTCTAAGAAAAGCAATAAATCTTGCATTGTTGTTGGCAGGCATAGATCCAATATTCTTAGAATTGAGTTTCAATTGGGGTAACAAAGATAGAGACGATTTATCAGATAAGATATTACAAGCCAAAGACTTACAGAGTTTTGGATTTAGCTTTGAGACAATCTTTCATCACATTAATCTGGATGGACTTGACTTTGAAGAAGAGATGGAGCGGATTCGCAAACAAGTTGAAGAAAAGATTGTGCCCTATGGCATCGGAGCGAAACTTGACCCAACGTTGTCTGCATTAATTAGCGGTGCTGTAGCAGGCGCAACAAATAATACACAACAAGGTAGTGCTGAAGTGGTAAATAAACTGGACCAAATATCCAAGCAAGCAAATAAGCCAGTTCAGCCTAAAGGTAAGATTATACTATCAAAGATAAAAGCAGTTGGAGCAAGACGATAATGATAACACAAACACAACTTTTGTTGCTTGTAGAGGCAACGAGTGACTTTTTGCCTGGTTATAATAAACTTGATCATTATCTTGATCCCTTACGAGAGTTCACGAAAACACAATGGGCAACTCTAAAAGTCCAGATGTATGACCTGATACTGCGCATTGCTCTGGGCAATGTTAAGATAGCAGATGGCAAGATATTGTCAGAGAAAGCAGAGTTTGTGTTTCCTAAAGACAAGCAGACAGTGACCATTACAGCTGTGAATCAGATGATGCACGATCTTGCAAGTAAGGTTCAGAG